CGACCTCGTCCGCGGTTCAACTGCTGGTACTCGCTACTGGTCACGTGCTCCTGGTCTCTTTGTTGATGCAAATGGACAAGAAGTTGGTGCTTCCTCTAAGGCGCCCGACTTCACTGGTACCGTTTCCGAGTGGTACGAGACACTCATTGAGACAATCAATGATGTTTCTGTACAAATTCACCGCAAGACTCTGCGTGGTGGTGCTAACTTTATCGTCTGCGGACCTGAAGTTGCCAACATCCTTGAGTTTACTGCTGGCTTCCGTGCTTCCGTCACACATGACGATGAGACCGGTTCTGTCGGTGCAGTGAATGTTGGTTCGCTGAGCAAGAAGTTCGACGTTATCGTTGATCCTTACTTCCTCCGCAACGTGATCCTCGTTGGTCGTCGCGGTTCCTCTTTCCTTGAAAGCGGATATGTGTACGCTCCATACGTCCCACTGCAGACCACACCAACAATCTTCGGACCAGAAGACTTCGTGCCTCGCAAGGGCGTGATGACTCGCTATGCGAAGAAGATGGTGCGTCCTGACATGTACGGACTCGTTGTAGTCCGCGGACTCCTCGGTGAGTCTGGAGGCTGATTAATATAATCGGTCGCTAATTAAAAGCCCTCCTTGTTTATTCAAGGAGGGCTTTTGTCTTTTAGATTACTATTTAAATACAGAACACGTTTTGACGTTATTATATAAGGAAACAAAAACAATGGCAACAGCCCCAAACAAAGCTAGATTAGCTAAATTATTAGGAGAGATGTCCTACAACCCAAGCGACTCTAATGTCGTAGATCTAACTGTCACTGGCGACACGAACGTCGTAGGTTTAACTTCCACTGGTGTGCAAACTCACACTAACGCATCAGGCGCCTACATCAACGGAAAAAATGTAGTTTCCAAGGTGGTAGCCTTCTCAGCCGGCTCACCAAACATTGATTCTGGAGCGATTTATGTTCCTGGCAATTCTTTAATTACCAAGCTGACTGTTGTTTGCAATACTGCATCAACCCAAGGCGACGGTAACGTTACAGTTCAAGCCGGCACCACCGCCTCGGGAACTGACTATGCAGCCGCGGTAACCTTCGAGAACGGAACCAGTGTTAACGGCGGAGTAGGCACTTCAACCGATACTGCTTTGGCAACAGCACTGAAGGCAGATAACCCTTTAGTGCAACGAGCGACATCCGCAGCATGGTGCTCCGGAGCCGCAGAGGTTCACATGCGTGTTATCGCAGCGGGAGGAAACTTCACAGGAGGTTCCTTTACTTTCATCGTGGAGTTTGATTACGCCGGCGGTAACTAAACCACAACAACATAAACAAGAATCGCCTCGGTTTTAAGCCGGGGCGTTTTTTTATAAATGGCGATTTGCCAAATTTTTTCGCCGGTAAATTTTTGAGATTTTCTTTTTTGTTTTTTTTGAACTATTTACATTAATACCACATATAGGAGATTATCATGGGTAAAAAATGGAAAAGAATTTTGATTGAGAGAAGAAAAGCCGCGGCAGCAGTTGAGGCTCCAGCACCAGTCAAGATCGAAAACGAAGAAGAGAAGAAAGTAGCTCCAAAGGTCGAAAAGAAGACTGAGAGCAAAATCGAAAAAGAGCCCGAAGTTAAAGTTGAAAAGAAAGTTGCACCAAAGGTTGAAAAGAAGGTAGCACCACCAATTACTAAGAAAGCGCCCAAAAAGACAACAAAAAAGTAAGATAGTCTCTAATAAATCAAACCCCCCTTGTGTATACAGGGGGTTTTGTTTGAGAATTTACTATTTAAATTTAGGAGTCTTTATGTATGCCAAAAAACCTGTCACCAACATCGCAAACGAGCGCAATCGTACTAACCTCAACAGGGTCTGCTAGCAAAGTATCAGCAGCACTACCGATTGGTGCGTATTCTGATTCTACTGCTTTCCTTAGTGGGGCATCAGCCCAAGTTGCATATGTTTACAAGAAGCTTGGTGGCGATGTTGTCGATATTGAGCTTACACCATCTAATGTGTATGCTGCATATGAAGAAGCCGTTTTAGAGTATTCTTACATTATTAATATGCACCAAGGCAAGAACGTTCTGTCAACTGTCTTGGGAGAGACCACTGGAACATTTGATCACAAAGGTGATTTAAAGACCGGACCAAGTGGATCAAATTTAAAATTTCCAAGATTTAGTCTTGGTTATGCTAGAAGAGTGGGTGACGGTGCTGCAGCTGCCGGCGGCTTCGGCGGCACAGTGCCGCAATATTCCGCGTCATTCAGCCCGGTACAGAACCAACAAGACTACGACCTGCAGGCTATAATCCAGAGCGCCTCAAATTCTGGTGTAGATCAAGCCGGCAAGAACGTGAATTATGCCGGCAAAGTTGGGGATTCCCGTGTTGTAGTCACAAAAGTATTTTATAGGTCTCCACGGGCAATGTGGCGCTTCTACGGCTATTATGGCGGTGTGGGTGTTGTTGGAAATTATTCAACATATGGACAGTTTGCTGACGATTCCACATTCGAGATTATTCCAACATGGCAAAACAAATTGCAAGCTGTAATGTATGAGGATTCAATCTATACAAGAACATCGCATTACTCTTATGAGCTTATAAACAACAATTTAAGACTGTTCCCGACCCCGAGTTACTGGGGGCTTCAGTCAGCGGACAAGATTTGGGTCAAATTCTATGTTGATCTTGACGCTTTTGCCACTGGCTCTTATGATGTTGGCGTAGAGGGAATCAATAACATTAACACGCTTCCCTTTGATAACGTTCCATTCGAGAACATAAATTCAATGGGACAGCAGTGGATCAGAAAGTATTCCTTAGCTTTATGTAAAGAAATGTTAGGTCAGATTCGAGGCAAGTTCACTACGATGCCAATTCCAGGTGAGAGTGTGACACTCAATCATGCTGAGCTACTTGGCCAAGCGAAAGACGAACAATTGCAACTTAAAGATAAGCTTAAAGAAATGCTGGATACTCTCACATACGAAGAACTGGCTAAGACAGATCAAGAACTTACGGACGCCGCGGCAAATATCTTAAAGGTAACACCGCTGCCTATTTTTGTGGGGTGAGATGAATGGCGAACGAATGGAAAAAACCAGATGCCCCGCCACCGCCATTATTCTTAGGCAAAAAAGAGCGGGATCTTGTAAAGCAGGTAAACGATGAATTAATCGAAAAAGTAATAGGGCAACAAATACTTTATTATCCGATTGATTTAGAAACCACTGATTTCCATGATCTGTATGGCGAAGCAGTAGAAAAAACATTCCTGCCGCCAGTTAGAGTTTATGCGCTTGTTGAGTTTAACGACGAAGCAACAAGTTATAAAGAAGGCTTTGCGATTGACAAGGATTCGACAATTACAGTTAAGTTCCATAGACGCCGACTCGCCGAAGATCAAAACTTGTATGTCAGAGAAGGTGATTTTGTATTATACGGCGATATTTACTATGAGATTGTGAAGCTGTCAAAACCTCGGAAGCTGTTTGGTCAAGTAGAAGAGACATTTGAGATTGCAGCAACCTGCAAGAGAGCCAGAAAGGGACTATTCGATGCTACCTGATAATTTTGATTATGCGATGATACCTTCTGGTTCAGCTGAGTTCTCCCTCAAAGAGGTGGGCATGTATTCTTCTACGATTGAAGATATTGACTATGTTATCACCTCTTGGTTAAAAAGAGACTTAGACCTGTACTGTAATACCAACGATGGATTCAGCAGGGTGCCAGTTTTATGGCAAGCACCGGAGAGATCCTACCAAATCAAGAATGAAAAACAGCTTCGGGACAACAATGATGCACTTAAACTACCGCTTATAAGTATTGAGAGAACAAACATCATTAAAGATCCAGAAAGAAAGGGTTCTTTTCAAGCACACTATTATTCAGTTGATAAAAATGGAAGATCTGGTCGTTTTGTGATTGCCAAAAGAATAGTTCCTGATAAAACAAGAAATTTTGCTGTTGCTGCCGGTACCAGAACCAACACGACTGGAAAACTGCAGCGCCACTTCCCGAGAGTCAATAAGAAAGTTGTTATCCAAACGATATCAATTCCTATCCCGGTATACATCAATGTGGAATACAAAGTTTCAATTGTCACAGAATATCAACAACAGATGAATACACTTGTAACTCCTTTTATTACAAGAACGGGGCAGATAAACGCTCTATCTCTCACTAGGAATGGTCACTCATACGAAGTGTTCATCGATCAAACATTTTCTCACAACAATAATGTAGCTAGCCTAAACGAGGATATTAGAGAGTTCAAAACGGACATCAATATTAGAGTCCTGGGGTACTTAATCGGCGAAGGCGACAACGATGACCGCCCAATCGTCAGAGTAGACGAAAATACAGTCGAGTACATATTTCCGCAAGAAACTGTAGTACCAGCTGGAAATATCAATTTGTTTGACGATGATTAACAGTTCAGGAACTAAAATCGCGCTTTTTATTACTTCTTGAACATCCTTTTGAGTTACAAAATACTATTTAAATTATGATTGAGACATCAATTAATACCATATTATAACGAGGGAAACAGAATATGTCAGTAAAAAGCTTTAAATTTGTATCTCCGGGAGTGTTTATTAACGAGATTGACAACTCGTTCATCCCCAGATCAGCCGAGGCAATCGGTCCTGTGATCATTGGACGCTCTACGAGAGGTCCAGGAGGACAACCAGCAAAGGTCGAGTCCTATTCAGACTTTGTAAATTTATTTGG